GTCGCCCCGAACTCATCGCCGAGGCGCAGAACCACGCCGAGGACTGCCGGGCCATCGCCGAAGGTGTCCGCCGCGCCCTGGACGGCGACCAGTGAGCCGCCATCGCAAGCCGCGCCGCGTCCTCCCGCTCGCCATCGCCGACGGGATGCTGCTGTGCGCGGCCGGGCTCGCCATCGCCGCCACCCACGTCGCACCCGACGCGAGAGCAGCAGCCGACGAGCAGCAGACGCCTGTGGTGAGCGAACCCATCGCCAGCGGGGGGATCGGCGGACCGCTGTACGCCCCTCTGCCGACGACACAGAGCGTGTCCGGGCAGTCACTCCAGGCAACCACCGAGAGCGCGCCACAGAGGCGCACAGGGCAGGGAAACACCACATGGACGCACACGACACCGGCACCACAGCGGTCGACACCCAGCCACTCAACTTCGTCGTCGACACCGCCCCCGGCAGCGACGACCACGCCGGCACCGCAGACGACGGACTCCTCGACACCCTCACCCGCGTTGTCGACGCCTTCGTCTGGCACGTCGACGGCCCCCGCGTCGCAGCCCTCGCCGTCCTCGGACAGCAGCGCATCGTCGACGCCCTCGCCGCAGCCGACGTCGTCCGGGCCCTCGACCGCGAACACCAGCCCCGACGCTGGAGCGACGACTCCAGCACCGTCGTCTGTGACGTGTGTCAGCGAGCCTGGCCCTGTGCCGTGCGATCCACTCTCGACGGGGGGCTGACGTGAGCGAGGAGTGGTCCCCTGAGTGGATCGCTGACCACTGGCCGACATGTGGGTGGCTGGATGAGGACACGGCTACGTTCGATCCCGACGACCCTGACTGCGCCCTGACCGGCTGGTGCGACAACCGAGCCGACTACGTGGCAGCCCATGAGCAGGACGGCGACGAGCCATTCACCGAGACGTGGTGCGCCGAGCACATGGCTTTAGTCCGGGCCGATCCTGAGCACCGCGTCGTGGCCGTTGAGACGCTGATCATCGAGGGCGTGCGCAAGCCATGACCCCGCCCGTAGTCGTCGGCTTCATCCTGTGCGCCATCGCCGCTGGGGTGTTCACGTCCCTGTGGTGGAGCGCCGACAGCGACCTGCGCGCCCACGCCGAGCGCCTGGCCGTCATCGAAGCCGCGGTCAACCTCGGCGGCGAACCACTCTCCATCGCCGACCCGTGCGCCACCGAGCCGATGCCGCAAGTGCACATCACCGACGCGCCGACAGCAGTGGCAGCGGCACGGGAAGCCAACCGGGAGCGGCCGACACCGTTCCCGCGGAAGGGTAGGCACAGCGCATGAGTGACGACGAGGTTGTCAGCCACGACGAGGTGCTGCCCTGGCTTTCGCCCGCCGTACAGCGCGAGTGGGTCGAGGCTGAACGCGCCCGGATCCTGGCGCTACCGCCCGAAGAGCGCGGCTGGTGGACCGCCGACGAGGCCGCCGAGCTGCCCGGCGAGTGGATCGAGATCACGACGTTCAGCGAGCGGGAGCCGCGCTACATCCGGGGACGTCGATGAGCGACCCCCGCGCCTACGAGTTCCCGGCCGATGCAGCGTGTGCCGGCAACCCCGACCCGCTGTGGGACGCGCACGTCGACGGCGAGACACCCGAGGTCAAGGCCAAGCGTCACGCCCGCGGCAAGACCATCTGCCGCCAATGCCCGGTGCGCAACGAGTGCCTGGCCGCCGTGGACCCGCTGCGGGACGACGGGATCCGCGGCGGTGTGCTGCTGGAGTCGCTGACGGGCAGCAAGCCCTTCGGTGGGTACGGCGCTGTCGAGGGGATCGTGCGCCGGCCATGGAAGCGCAAGGCGGGCTGAGTGCTGTCACAGGCAGTCAGAGACTGGTGACGCCGGGTCGTCGAGGGGAAGTCGGCGGCCCGGCACCTACAGCGAGGGGGAGCGCGTGACCACCGTCATCGGTGTCGTGTCCGGCGTCATCACCGGGCTCGCCATGGCCGGGCTCGCGGCGTGCGCCTGGGTTCTCCGGCGGCAGGGCTATCAGGTGGTGCAGGACGTGCCGACGTACGTGCCCGACGCCTGGTCCGAGATGTACGCCCGCTGATGTACGAGTACGCCGCGGTCATCCGCAGCATCTACGACGGCGACACCTGCCGCGCCGACGTCGACCTCGGGTTCGGCGTGTGGATCTCCGACATGGCGCTGCGCCTGCTCGGCATCGACGCACCAGAGCTGGGCAAGCCCGGCGGCAAGGAAGCGCGCGATTTCCTGCGGGAACTGATGCCCATCGGCTCGACGGTCACGATCCGGACCCACAAGGACGCCACCGAGAAGTACGGCAGGATGCTCGCCGAGATCTGGGACGACGACACCATGCCGTCGCTGAACGCGGTCATGGTCGCCAGCGGACACGCCGTCCCCTACGACGGTGGCGCGCGTGGCTGAGCCGCGAGTCGTCGTCCTGTCCCCCAGCCAAGCGCTCGTGGTGGACGAACTGATCCGCGACGGTGCCGACAACGCCACCATCGCCCGCAGACTCGGGATCAGCCCGGACTCGGTGAAGGGCCACATGCGGGAAGCGTTCCGCCGCACCGGCTGCTGGAGCCGCACCGAGCTGGCCGTGGAGATCCTGAGCGGGCGCCTCGACTACCAGCCGCGCGACAAGAGGACGACGGGAAGGTGGACGGCGTGAGCATGGAATGCCCCTCGTGCCGGTGCTCTCAGCCGCAAGGGTTGCTGTGCTGGCAGTGCAGTGAGGCCGTGACCACGATGCTCGCCGCCGCACCCGCGCTCGTCGACCAGCTCGACGTGGCCGCGTCCAAGCAGGCGAAGATCAGCAGCGGTGGTAAGGCAGGCAAGGGCTCGGCTCACGAACGGTCACCCGTCAACTGGGGCGCTGCTGCTGCACGGGACGCGCTGATGGTCGAGGTCGCGCTGTGGGGCGGTGACATCGACGCCATCCGCCGGCACCCGCAGGCAGCGGAGATCGTGGCTGGACTCGGGCGTGTGGTGAAGGAGGCGTACCGCGCCATCGACAGGGCAGCGGACCGGCAGTACCTCGGCCAGTGCCTGCACGAGGAAGACGGCGCCGTGTGCCATGCCGAACTGTGGGCACGACCCGGCGCGCACCAGCTCACCTGCAGCCAGTGCGAGACCGTGCACGACGTCCTCGAGCGGCGTGCGTGGCTGCTGCAAGAGGCGGCCGACATGCTGTGCTCGGTGCGTGAGGCGTCGCGGTACGTCGGCGAGATCGGGCACATCAAGGTCACCGAAGCGTCGATCCGGGGCTACCTTCACCGAGGACGGATCGGCTACCACACGGGCACGCGGATCCGTCTTGGCGATCTGCTGGCCGTGGTGCTGGACGAGAGCGAGAGGCGGGCGTCGTGAGCGCAAGGCGCGACTACTCGGCCGGAGGTCTACGCATCCCCAGGGAACTCGACCCGCCGAAGTACATGGACGACTGGTGGATGGGCTTGGCGTTCGCGGTCTACCTCGGAGTGATCGTGGTCGGGTTCGTTGTGCTGCTAGTGATCGGCCGCTGACGACGCGCCGTCACCCTGAGTTGACAGACAGCGACTGAACCGCGAACATGAATCTGTCGCTGACGAAGCGACCCCAAAAGCAAAGCCAGCCCCGCCCTCGAACTTCAGGTTCCTAGGCGGGGCTCTTGCTTTTCCCGGCCGCGGGGAACGTGCACTGCAGCGCGGCGACGAGCAGCGGGCCGCGTCTTTACAGGCAGCCGCCACTCCCCCGGAGCGTGGCCCGTGAAGCTGCGTCGCCCCCCGTACCAGTACGAGCAGGCCGGATGGTTCCTGCTCGCCTGCCTGATCCTCGGCGGCTGCATCGGCGCACTCATCGCCGGACTGCGGTCGTGATCCCCACGCCACGTCAGCCCACCTGCACACGCCACCTCGTGTGGATGGCGAGTTGCCAAGCCTGCACCGATCAGCGACGAGCACAGCGCGAGAAGCAGGGGGCCTGATGGTCATGCCGCTCACCACCCTGCACGACGTGCTGGGCCTGGAACTCGAAGAGGCGTACGTCGCCCTCGCCCACGCCAAGGCAGCCTGTGCCGGCAAGGACACGCCGCACCACCGGGAGATGGTGGCGCAGTGCTACTCGCAGATCGACTGCATCCTCGACCTACTCAACGAGAGCGAGCCACGGCGATGAGCCTGGTGCACATCATCCTGATCATCCTCGTCGTGCTGCTCGTGATCTGGCTGATCAGCTCGGTGCTGTGACCCGAGCGTCCCGCGTCTGCCCGACACCGGGCTGCCCCAACTTCATGCCGTGCACCACCCATGCCAGGCCAGGCCCGAGGCAACGCGGCTACGACCGGGGCCATGACCTACTGCGCAAGCGATGGGCCATGCGAGTAGCCACTGGTCAGGTCAAGTGCTGGCGATGCGGCAAGCCGATCGCATCGGCCGACAACTGGGACCTCGGGCACCGAGACGACCGCAGCGAATACGCCGGGCCTGAACACAGCCGGTGCAACCGCTCTGCCGCTGGCAGGGCTGCCCACGAATAGACGACCCCCAGGTGCAGTGAACACCTGAGGGTCAGTCGTCCACCTGTGCGAGAGGTGAACTGCCATGAGTGTTACTGACCTGACGTCCCGCATCAAGCAGCGTGTGACAGTGGAGGACCGAGGCCACGACACGCCGTGCTGGATCAGCAACAGAGCGCAGACAACCAACGGCTACACGAAGATCTGGGTAGACGGTTACTTCCTGCTCACGCATCGCTTGGCCTACCAGGAGTTCGTCGGCCCCATCCCTGATGGGCTACAGATCGACCACCTCTGCCGACAGCGAGCGTGCTGTAACCCTGACCACCTCGAGCCGGTGACGCCGCAAGAGAACATCCGGCGCGCACCTTGGGCTCAGGTCATGGTCTGCATCAACGGACACGAGTTCTCGCCTGCAAACACCCGCGTCAATGCCCGCGGCGACCGCGCTTGCAAAGCGTGCGACCGCGACCGAGCCCGCGAGTACCGAGCCCGTCGTCGTCACGCTGCGTGACGAAGGGTGGGGGGTGACCCCCTCGACCAAGATCAACGCGGGACCGCCGGGAGGTGGCTCGCTGTCCAGACCCCTGAACCCGTTCCGCGCGCGCGAGGAGGCTCACCGTGAGTGACGCTGCTCCGGCCGGGCTGGGCGAGGGTGGACGCCGCCTGTGGACCTCGCTGCTCGCCCAGGAGGAGGGCCTGTCGGTGGAGACCAACCCCAACCGAGAGGTCGCGCTCGAGGCGTGCCGGGCCAAGGACCGCTGCGACCTGCTCGACGAGGTGTGCCGCACGTCGGACGTGATGATCGACAACGGCAAGGGGCAGCCTGTTGCCCACCCCGCATGGGTCGAGGCGCGTCAGCAGGCCAACATCCTCAAGCAGCTCATCGCCGCTCTGCGCCTCCCTGACGAGGCGACGGGCAAGCGGCCTCAGCACCGCGGCGCTCGCGGCTCCTACGCCCCCTCGGCGCCTTCCGGTGCGGTGTCCTCGCTTGACCGAGCGCGGGCGGCGAAGGCCGGGGCCTGATGGGCTGGACTGGCCCGCTGTTCGACGGGCACGTCTGCTCGCTGGGATACGCGGTCGCCGACTGGATCGAGGCGAACTGCTGCCACGGCGAGGGTGACCTTCAGGGCCAGCCGGCGCGGATCGACGCCGAGATGCTGGACCACATCGTCGAGTGCTACCGGATCGATCCGCAGACGGGCCGCCGGGTGTTCAACGAGGCGGTGCTGTCGCGGCCGAAGGGTCGCGCCAAGTCCGAGATCGCGGCGTGGGTGGCGCTCGCCGAGGCGTTCTCCGACTGCGTGCGGTTCTCGTACTGGGACGAGGACGGGCAGCCGGTCGGTCGCGGGGTCACGTCGCCGCTGATCAAGTGCCTGGCGACCGAAGAAGGTCAGGCCGGGAACACGTTCAAGACGATTGCCTACATCGCCTCCGAGTGGGGCAAGGAGCACCGCCCCGAGGTGTACGCGGGCGCGAGCGGCGCCCGGCAGTACCAGTCGGCGTCGGCCATCTACCTGCCGCACGGCGGCGAGATCCGGGCCTGCACCGCCGGATCGGCGTCGAAGGACGGTGGCCTCGAGTCGCACGTCGTGGTCGACGAAACCCACCTGTTCGTGCTCGCCGAGCTGCGCAACATGTACGCCACGGTCGCCAGGAACCTCGGCAAGCGCTACGACGCCGACCCGTGGCTGCACCAGACCTCGACGGCCTACAAGCCGGGCGAGCAGTCGGTGTTCGAGAACACGCTGACCCTGTGGCGGAAGAAGGAACTGCCCGAGTCGGTGTTCGTGAACCATCGTGAGGCCAAGGGTCGAGTCAACCTCGACGACAAGCCACACACGATCGCGCAGTTGCGCTACGTGTACGGCCCGGCCGCTGGCTGGATCGACCTGGACCGCAAGTACCGGGACATGCGCGACCCGCGGATCTGCCGGGATGACGCCGAAGCCGCCCGCTACTTCCTCAACCGGCCGATGTCTGGCAACGACGCGTGGATCGCCAAGGACGCCGTCGAGCGCCAGATCCGCCGCGGCGACACGATCGCCCCGGGGGAGCGGATCACGCTGGGTTTCGACGGCTCGCTGAACAACGACACGACGGTGCTGCGTGGCTGCCGGGTCTCCGATGGGTTCCGGTTCCGGATCGGCGCCTGGCCGAAGCCTGAGGGCGCGGCCGGCATCGGCTGGGAAGTTCCCCGCGCCGACGTGCTCGCCACGATCCGCGAGGCGTTCGCCCGCTACGACGTGGCACGTGCCTACTGCGACCCGCACGAGTGGCGCAGCGACATCGACGCGTTGGCCGAGGAGTTCGGCGAGCGCGTGGTGGCGTGGGAGACCCGCCGGGATGTGGCGATGGCTGCCGCGCTGGACCGGCTGCACACCGACATCGTCAACGGCCTGACGTTCCAGGACGCCGACCCGCTGGCGCTGGAGCACTACGGGAACGCCTACGTGCGGATGAAGGGCGGCCACCGCCTGATCCGCAAGGAGAACCCGGACTCCAACCGCAAGATCGACACGGTGGTCGGTGATGCGCTGGCCTACGAGGCGCGCGCTGACGTCCTCGCCGCGCCGCCGCCTAAGAAGACCCTTACCCGCGTCTCCGGGCGCGTCCGAAGCGCCTAGGAGGCCATGTGAGCCAGCCGCTCGTCGTGCTTCCCTTGGCGAACGCGCTCGGTGATGCGCCTGTGGGCTCTCCGGAGTGGTGGCTGCGGCGGCTGCACAAGGAGATCGTCGACCGCAAGCCGTTCCTGGACCTGTACGACGCCTACTACCGCGGCGAGCATCCGTTGCCGTGGCTGGCCCCGCAGGCGCACTCGGAGTTCCGCCGCATCCTGCGGATGACCCGGTCGAACTACATGGGGCTCGTGCCGGATACCACCGCGGAACGGCTCGCTCTCGAAGGCTTCAGGCTGCCGGGCGAGGAAGGCGCGGACGCCGACACCTGGCGCATGTGGAAGGCCAACAACCTCGATGAAGACTTCGATCAGGGGATTCTCGAGGCGCTGATCGGGGGCACCGCGTACACGCTGGTGCAGCCCAACGGCACGCCGATCCCGGACATCTTCATCGAGCACGCGTCGCAGGCGATCATCGGCTACGTGCCGGGGTCGAACCGGCGCAAGAAGGCTGCTGGTCTGAAGCTGTGGGTGGACGACTGGTCGGGCCGCCTGTGCGCGACGCTGGACCTCGGCGCCTGGCTGTACAAGTTCGAGACGGACGTGCCGAAGGGTGAGGTCCGGACCGAGTCGCTGCAGTGGCGCCGCCGCGAGGTGGCGGGCGAGTCGTGGCCGGCGCGTAACCCGCTCGGCGAGGTCGCACTGACCGAGCTGCCGAACAATCCACGTCTGCTGACCGGCGGCGTCTCCGAAATCGCGGACGTCATCGACATTCAGGACCGGATCAACAAGACCCTCGCGGACCGGTTGATCACGCAGGACTTCGGGGCGTTCCCGCAGAAGTGGGCGACGGGCTACCCGGACGAGGACGAAGAGGGCAACCCCGTCGACCCCATCGACATCGGCCGGGACCGGATCGTCACCACTGACGTCGCGGAGACGAAGTTCGGGCAGTGGGAGGCCGCCGCCCTGGACCCGTACAGCTCGGCGAAGCGCGAGGACGTCAAGGACATCGCGTCGCGCACCCGCACCCCGGCGCAGTACCTGCTGGGCGAGATGAGCAACGTCAACGGCGAGACGCTGAAGGCGTCGGAGTCCGGACTGGTGGCGAAGTGCCGACAGCGAATCCGTTCGTTCGGTGGCGGCGCGGTGGAGACGATGCGCCTGGCGCGCAAGGCTGCCGGGCTGCCGGTGCCGGACGAGCGCATGGAGTCGATCTGGCGTAACCCGGAGTTCCGCACCGAGGGCGAGACGACCGACGCCGCGGTGAAGCAGTTGCAGTCGGGGATGCGGGATCTGCGGTCGGCGCGGGAGTTCGTGGGCATCAGCCAGACGGAGATCGCGCAGATGGAGGAGCGGGAGAACTCGCTCGACCCGGTTGCCGCGCGCATCGCCCGCGAGTTTCAGGCCGGGATAGCCGGTGCCGGCACCGCAGGCGTCTGAGACCTTCTACGAGTCGCTGCAGCGCTACCAGTTGGCGCTCCTCGGCATCGGCCGTCGCCTGTGGCGCAAGGTGGTGCCGGGCGACCTGGACGGCTCTTGGCAGCGCGTCATGCCGCAGATGGTCGCCTACACGGCCGGGGCGCAGCTCGCTGCGGCGCAGGCGGCCGTGCAGTATGTGCCCGCGGTCCTGGCGGAGACCGGCCAGCCGGACCGCCCGCAGGCCGCTGTGCGCCCCCAGGCGTTCTCGGGGGTGTCCTACGACGGGCGACCGCTCGACACGGCGCTAGAGGGCAGCGTGCGGCACGCAAAACTGCTCATCGGCTCCGGCCGAGAGCCGTCCGAGGCGCTGATCGGCGGCCGGAAGTGGCTGGAGCAGGCGCTGCAGACCGCGGTCGCCGACGCGGCCCGGGACGCCACCGCGGCGCAGATCGCCGTTCGTGAGCGCATGGGCTGGGTGCGGATGGTCAACCCGCCGTGCTGTTCCCGCTGCGCCGTGCTGGCTGGCAAGTGGTACCGGTGGAACGACGGGTTTCTGCGCCATCCCGGGTGCGACTGCGTGCACATCCCGTCGGCGGAGAGCGTGGCCGGCAACTACGTGACCGACCCGAAGCTACTGATCGAGCGCGGGCTGATCACCGACTTGACCAAGGGCCAGCGTCAGCGCCTCGACGACGGTGCGTCGCTGTCCGGAGTGCTCAACGAGTCCCGTGACGCCTGGCGGCAGCGGATGGCCGTCGAGCGCAAGCGCGCCAAGCGGTCCGCCGCGTGGGGCACGAACACCCCGACGCCGCTACCGCCGGGCGGCATTCAGGACTTTCTGAACCATCTGACGAGCCGCGTGGACGCCATCAACGAGATGAAGCGTCGCGGCATCGCCGAATAGACCACCCCACCGCCGCACGGCACCGGGGCGTTCCCGCATGGGAGAGCAACACATGGCCGATGAGCCGAGCACCGTCACGCCCGAGACCGACCAGGCCGCCCCCGGGGAGGCCGTGGAACCGGCCGAGCAGCCGGACGGCACCGACTGGAAGGCCGAGGCCCGCAAGTGGGAGCAGCGGGCCAAGGAGAACCGCGAAGCCGCCAAGCAGCTCGAGCAGCAGCGCAAGGCGGCGATGACCGAGTCCGAGCGCGCTGTCGCCGAGGCTGAGGAGCGGGGCCGCACGGCTGCCGTTCAGCAGTACGGGCAGCGTCTGGCCCGCACCGAGTTCATCGCCGAAGCCGCGCGCCGCAACCCCGGCTTCGATGCCTCGCAGATTCTCGACGACCTCAACCTCGCCCGCTACATCGGCGAGGACGGCGAGCCCGATTCCAAGGCCATCGCCAAGGCCGTGCAGCGCCTCATCCCCGAGGCGAACGCCGGCACCCCGCAGCCCCCGTCGTTCGACGGCGGGACTCGCCAGGCCGCTCCCGCTGGCGTCTCGATGTCCGACCTGATCCGCCAGGCCGCCGGCCGGGCGTAGTTCCGCAGCACCGGCCCGCCACGGCTGGACCGCTGCACAACAAACCCCCTTCCTGGAGGTAAGCCGTGGCGTACAACAACCTGATCTCGCGGACCAACGCGCAGGCGATGATCCCCGAGGTCGTCTCGAACGACCTGCTCGCCGGTCTGACCAACCAGTCGGCCGCCCTGAGCCTGTTCCGGCAGGTTCGCATGGCGACCAACCAGACCCGGATGCCGGTTCTGTCGGCGCTGCCCACGGCGTACTTCGTCAACGGCGACACCGGGCTGAAGCAGACCACCGAGGTCGCGTGGGCGAACAAGTTCCTGAACGTGGAGGAGCTGGCCGCGATCGTCCCGATCCCGGAGGCCGTCCTCGACGACGCCGGGTTCGACGTGTGGGGTGCGGTCACGCCGCTGCTCACCGACGCCATCGCCCGCACCATCGACGCCGCGGTGTTCTTCGGCACGAACAAGCCCGCCTCGTGGGGCGGCGCGATCGTCACCGACGCCACCACGGCCGGCAACGTCGTCAACCGCTCCGTCGGCACCCCGCGCACGGACAAGGCCGGTCTGGCTGGCTACTTCTCCGACGCTCTGGCTCAGGTCGAGGGTGACGGGTTCGACGCCAACGGCGCCGTGGCGAACACCATCTACAAGGGGATGCTGCGCAACACCCGCGACGCCAACGGCAACCTGCTCGCCGAGGTCTCCCCGACCGGCATCTACGGTGTGCCGATCGTCTACCCGATGCGGGGCCTGTGGCCGGCTGCGGGCACGGGCGCCGCGGAGGCCGTCGTCGGCGACTTCTCGCAGGCGATCCTGGGCATCCGGCAGGACTTCACGTACAAGCTGATCACCGAGGGCGTCATCCAGGACAACACCGGGGTCATCCAGTACAACCTGCCGCAGCAGGACATGGTCGCTCTCCGGATCGTGTTCCGGTGCGCTTTCCAGACGGCGAACACGCTGAACTACGACAACGGCAACGCGGGCACCCGCTACCCGTTCTCGGTGATCAAGCAGGCCGTCTGATCATGGGCCAGCCCACGCAGTCGGCGGGGACGGCGAACGAGTCCAACGCGGTCTCTCCGTCGGCCGGCTTCATCGGCTGGACGCCGGAGACGGACCGCACGGTCTACCGGGTGGCCTCGAGCAACAAGCGGGGCCCGGCTGAGGTGGCCGACACCACCACCCGCAAAAAGCAGTTCTTCCGGTGACGCGACACGGGCGGCACTGGCCCCGCGAGGAGCAGAACGCCAACGCCTTCGAGGGTTTCGGTGATCTGTCCGGCGATCCGGCCGCTGCCGCCCGTGTCGTCGCGGCGTGGGCGCCAACGCTCCCGCCTTACGAGATGCCCATTGACCCGGCACGGCCGGAGTTCGACAACGTAGGGAGACGCACCGATGGCTGAGAAGAAGACCGACAGCGGCGAGAAGGAAGTTCAGGCCAAGGTCGACGAGGCCGAGGACAAGGGCTACCTGGGCACCGCCGTGGACGAGACCCCGCGGGAGAACTACACCCTGCAGGGCGTCGTCGAGGGCAAGCCGACCCCCGAGACTTCCCGCGACTGACCGATCCCGTCCAGGTAGGAGGCCGGCGTGTTCACCCTTGACGAGCTGGCCTCCTACCTGCCGGAGGCTGCGGCCGACGAGGAGCGCGCGACACTGCTGCGTGACCTCACCGTCGGGCTGATCTACACGGTGATCCCGCAGGCTGACGCCGACGCCTCGATCGTCGCCAAGGGCATCGCGCTTGAGGTCGCCGCCCGCGCGTTCCGCAACGTCGACGGCTACTCCTCGGAGACGGTGGACGACTACACCTACCGCCGCGACGCCGCCACCCGCTCTCCCGGTGTGTACCTGACCGGCGAGGAGCGGGCGCTGCTCCGCCAGTTGACCGCCACGCCGCGGGCGCGTACCCGGTCGCGGCGGTTGCGTTCGTGGTCGGTGCCGGAGCTGTGAGCGCGGCCAGCGCGGCGGCACGGGGACGAGCGTTCGCCGACGCGCAGTTCACCTCGGCCTGCACGGTGTTCAAGCCGGGCGAGCCGATCACCGATCCGCAGACCGGTGAGGTGACCCGCGCCCCGCAGACGATCTGGTTCGGTCCGTGCCGGGTTCGCCCGGGGTCGGGGCAGATGGCGAACGCGGGCGAGGCCGGCGGCGGCGAGGTGTTCGAGTTCGCCTTCGTCGTGTCCGTTCCGTTCTCGGTGGCGAGCGTGATCGAGGGGCACCGGCTGACGGTCACCGCCTCCCCGGACCCAGCGCTGATCGGCATGACGCTGGAGGTCCAGCGGATCGATCGCGGCGACAACGTCACCGCCCGGCGCCTGTTCTGCCAGGAGGTCATCTGATGCCCGACCTGGACCCCAAGCAGTTCTCCCGCGAGTTGCTGAACGCGGTGCGCAAGACGCCGCGGGCGACGGAGAAGGTCGTCCGGCGCAACTCGGCGGACGTGAAGAAGCAGGCCAAGCGCAACGTGCGCCTGACCGCGCCCGTGCACAACGCGCACGCGCACACCGCCATCAACTACGACGTCGAGGCGCAGGGCGTCGAGGTGGTCGGCGAGGTCGGCTACGACAAGACCAAGACGGCGGGCCGGATCGGCAACCTGCTGGAGTTCGGCGGCGCCGGTGACCACTCCCCGCCGCACCACGACCTGTCCCGCGCCCTGGACGGGCAGGTCGTGCAGTTCGAGGGCGACCTGGCCGACATGGGCGAGGCGCTGATCTCCGGCGCCATCGAGGCCGTGCTCGCCAAGATGAACGTGACGGACACCGAATGACCGCCCCGGCCGTCAACATCAACCCGCTGGTCGCCGCGATCGACACCGCGGTGACCGCCACCGGGGTGCCGTTCGGCGACTCCAACAAGCCCAGCGACGCGGTGACCGGCAAGCCCTACGTCGTCGGCCACTTCGACGGCGGGCAGATCACCGACGACAGCCTGCGCGCCCGGGACGGGATCGTCGTCGGCGGCACCTTCCACAGCTACGGCTGGTCGCCCGACGCGGTGCGAATCGGCCGGGCCAAGCTGCTCACCGCCCTGTTCGGGCTCACCGGGCAGACCATCGGCGGCTGGGTTGTGCACATGCCTGTGCACGAGGCCCCGGTGCCGATCGACCGCGACGACACGGTGAACCCGCCGCTGTACTGGCAGACCGACGAGGTGACCTGGCGCCTGTCGCCGGCCTAGAAGTCCAGGTCGGGGCAGAAGTGGTCGTGCGCGGCCCAGGCCAGCGCCTCGGCGTGGGCGACCTCCAGCCCCTCGGTTCTCGCCACGGCCGACACGATGTCGGGTTCGCTGAGGCGTCCGTTGTGGATGGTCTGGCACACGTCGTAGCCGACCTTGATCAGCCGGTCCCGCTTGGGCTGCACCACGTAGGTCGGCACGGACTCCTCGAGCTGCGCGATGAACGCGTCCTCGGGCGACGCGCTCGGCTTCGGCTTGGTCGCCGCTTCACTGTTTCCCCCGCAGCCCGTCAGGGCGAGCGACGCCGTCACGGCGAGCAATAGATAACGCACGGTCCGGGATCGTCCGGCATCCGGCACGTCCTGTCTAGGACATCGCACACACAACACACCGAAAGGGGCCCGCCGTGGCCGACGTCGACCTGTCCGAACTGGTCACGATCCGCAACCCCGACACGCTCGAGGAGCGCGAGATCCCCCGTGGGGCGCTCCCGTTCTTCGTCAACGCCGAGCAGCCCTGGAAGCAGCTCGACGCCGCTGGCCGCGTCAAGGCCCAGCCCTCCACCCCCTCGAAGGAGAACTGAGTCATGGCTGACCTGCTGCTGGACGGCAACGTCAAGGCGTCGTGGGTGCCCACGATCTCCAACATCGCCGCCCCGACCGCCGTCGAGCTGACCGCGGGCACGGCGCTGGAGCAGCGCCTCACCCCGGACGGCCTGGACATCTCGTTCGACACCGACATGATCGACAACTCGGCGCTCGGCTCGACGTACAGCACCGAGCTGGTCGGCCGGTCCAAGGTGTCGATCACGCTGAAGTACAAGGCTGCGACCGGCGCGAGTGACCCGGTGGCGACCGCCCTGGTGTACGCCGCCAACGGCTACCTCGTGGTCCGCCGCGGCACGTCGGCCGCGACCGCGTTCGCCGCCTCGCAGAAGGTGGAGGTCTACCCGGTGCAGATCGGCCGGCCGAACCCGGACGCCCCGGCGCCGAACTCGATCCAGACGATCACCGTCCGGATGGGTTCCACCGGTGACCCGCGCGGCTGGGACAACCCGGCGACCGTCGCCTGATGGCTGACATCGCCGAAGTCCTCAAGCGGGCCAAGCCACCGGAGCGATTCGTCGACGTCTGCCTCGACGCCGGTCTCGCGGCTCAGCACGCGGACCTGCAGGGTCAGCTGGAGGACCCGGCGACGGCGGTGGCCGGTGATGAGCGGCGCCGCGAGCTGGCCGAGCAGATCCACGAACTGGAGGGGCGGATGCGCGCCGACACGGTGCGCTTCCACCTTCGGGGGATGTCGGCCTACCAGCGTGACGAGTGGCTGGAGGCGCACCCGCCGCGCGAGGGCAAGCAGGAGGGCTGGAACCCGGTCACGGGTGAGGCCGCCCTGGTGGCCGCGTGTTGCGTGGATCCGAAGATGACCACCGAGCAGGCGGCGGAACTGCGTCAGACGCTCGGCGGGGACTGGGACCGGCTCACGAGGGCGGCCTGGGAGGCGTCGACGGAGGGATCCAGCGTCCCTTTCTCGTTTCTCGCCTCGGTAGTTCGCCGGCAGCCCTCCGGGAAGTAGAGGCCGCCGAGGCGTACGGGGTTCCTCGGTCGATCCTGCTGGGCCGTCCCATGCCCGCGCCGGGTGAGCCGTTGTTCCTGCCCGAGGATACGAACTGGGCGCTGGCGCACGCGGAGCACAAGGCGCAGGTGGAGTCCGCTCGGTGCCGCCTGTGTGGGCTGCCGAAGGACGTCTGCCGGGATCCGGACAACCAGTTCCTGTTCGAGGCCGAGGCGGAGCGCTGCCACGCCACTTATGCGATGGCGGCGGCGCAGGAGCGGGCGGCGAAAGACGCCAATGACGTGTCGATGCGGGCCACCACGTGGGCCGCGCGTCTGAAGAAGCCGGAGGGGGTCGAGGTTGGCTGAGCGCACCGTCAAGGTCAACCTCGTCGCCGATGTCAGCCGGTACACCGAGGGTCTCGCCCGCGCGGCGACGGAGACCCGGGGCCTGTCGGACAGTGTCGACGCCGAGTTCAAGAAGACCGAGACGAAGGCCCGTGTCTCCGGCGAGCGGACCGGTGGCACGCTCGCCAAGGGCATCAACCTGGGGCTGACCCGGAACTCGCCGCTGATCGTGGCGGGCATCGCGGGTGCGCTCGCGGCTGGTGCTCCGGCGGTGAGCGCGGGCGCGGCGACGCTGTTTGCCGGGGTCGGCGCGGTCTCTGCGGCGCAGACGCAGGAGGTCCGGCGGGCCTGGACGTCGCTCGGTCAGCAGATCCGCGACGGCGCGGTCGCGGACTCGGCCTACCTCGTGCCGGTGTTCACGCACATGGCGACCCAGCTCGCGGACACGTTCGAGAGCCTGCGCCCGCAGTTGCGTTCGGCGTTCATCGCTGTCGCCCCGCAGATCGACATGTTCACCGACAGCCTGACCAAGGCTGCGTCGACGGCGGTTCCGGCGCTCGTGCGCGCGGTGCAGAGCGGCACCCCGGTCATCCAGGGCCTCTCGCATCTGGTGGAGACGATCGGCAACGGGCTGGCCGACTTCCTCGACGCCGTCTCCAGCCACTCGCAGGCCGCGGGCACCGCGCTGGCCGCGATCGGTGACATCGTCGGCAACCTGCTGCCGGTCCTGGGCGAGTTCCTGGGTGCTGGCGTCGAACTCGCGTCCACGGTGCTGCCGCCGCTGGCGTCGGTGCTCGGCGTGGTCGCCGACCTTCTGAGGGACCTTGAGCCGATCCTGCCCGGCGTGGCGGCCGGGTTCGCCGCGTTCAAGATTGTCTCCTCGCTCAGCAAGCCGCTCGACGATCTCGTCGAGAAGTTCGGCAAGTGGAAGTCCGCGCTGACCGACGCCTTCAGCCGGGGCTCGGGCACGGCCACCGACGCCCTGTCGCTGATGGACTCCCTCAAGGGGGGCATGACCGCCCTCGGCCTCGGTGCCGCCGCCGCGGTGCTGGAGTTCGCCGCGTGGCGGCAGCAGATCCAGTCCTGGGGGCAGGCGCTCGCCGAGGGTGGCCGGGCGGCCGAGGAGACCACGCGGCAGATCCAGGAACTTGAGAAGTGGTCCGTCGTCGCGGGCTCCGGGGTGCAGGGCTTCGTCGGGCAGATCACCGGCTACTCGTTCGCGCTCAACGCGGCCGGGCACGCCTCGGAGGACGCGGCGCAGGCGCAGCGGGACTACGAGGCGTCGCTGGACCCGGTCCAGGCTGCCCAGTTGCGCGTCACGCAGGCGCAGCACGCCCTGAACGACGCTATCGCCGAGCACGGCCGGAACTCCCCGCAGGCCATCTCGGCGACCGCGGCCTACAAGCAGGCTCAGGCCGATCTGGAGTTTCAGGAGGGCCAGACCGAACTGGCGATCTCCGGCGTCACGCAGGCGATGATCGACCAGTACAACCAGGCGCTCGCCGCGACCAACTCGTCCTTCGCCTACCGGGACGCGCAGAACTCCGTCGAGGACGCCCAGAGCCACCTCATCGACGTTCAGAACCACCTCAACGACACCAACGACGCGACCCGCACCAGCACCGAGGACGTGGAGCGGGCAGGGCTGCAGCTCGAAGAGGCGCTGCTGCGGCAGGCGACCGCCGCCGGGCAGTTGGCCTCGGATGCGCTGCCGGCGAGCGCGACGGAACTCGACCACAACACCGCGGCGGCGCAGGGCACTCTTCAAGAGCTGTACAAGATGCGCGACCAGATGGGCTCGGCGTTCCCGGCGTCGCTGCAGACGACCATCTCGAACCTCGAGGCGACCGGCGTCCACCTGGATACGACCCGCGGGCAGGCGCAGAACCTGAGCACGACGGTCGGCAACATCCCCACGTACGTCGGCATCCACGTCGACGCCGACCTGGGCCCGGCCGAGCAGAAGCTGAGCGCGTTTATTAACCGGCACTGGTCGGCGATCATCTCCACCAACGTGGAGGGCTCGGGCGGCCACGGCGGAGGCACCGGCTCGACAACGAGGGTGCTGGCGACGGGTGGGTTCGTGTCCGGTCCCGGATCGGCCACCTCCGACAGCATCCCGGCGCGACTGTCCAACGGCGAGTTCGTGGTCAACGCCGCGGCCACGTCGCAGCACCGCACGCTGCTGGAGTCGATCAACGCCCGGAAGTTCGCCAGCGGCGGCTACGTCGGCAAGGACTGGACGAAGATCGTCTATGACGCCGACATGTCCGGCGCGGAAGCCGGGATGCTCGCCGCGCAGAAGGCTGCGGGCGCCGCTTTCGTGGCTTCGGTCGGGGCCGGCGCTGGCGGTGGTGTGGCCCGCTGGTCGAACCTCGTTCTGCAGGCGCTGGCGATGGAGGGGCAGCCCTCCTCGCTGCTGGCCGCGACGCTGCGGCGGATGAACCAGGAGTCCGGCGGCAACCCGCGGGCGATCAACCTGTGGGACTCCAACGCCAAGCGCGGCACCCCATCCAAGGGCCTGATGCAGGTCATCGACCCCACGTTCCGGGCCTACCACGACCCGCGCACGTCGTGGGACATCTACGACCCGCTCGCCAACGTCGCGGCGTCGATGCGCTACGCGATGGCCCGCTACGGGTCGCTGTCGGCGGCGTACAACCGCGCCGGGGGCTACCAACTGGGCACGCCGTTTGTGCCGACGACGGATGCGTACCTGCTGCACAAGGGCGAGCGCGTCCTGACCGCCAGGGAGAACGAGGCGTACAGCGCCGGCCTGCGGTCGCGGGAGACCTCCGGCGGCTGGGGCGGCGGCTCATCCGGCGGCGGCTCTCCGACAGTGGCGATCAACGCCCGGGTGTTCATCGGCGACCGCGAGATCACCGACATCGTTCGGACGGAGGCGACGCTGGTGGCCGCCGACGCCGTGACTGCCCGCACCGACCGCATCGTCCACAGCGCATGAGCGTCATCACCGTCGCCGCCACCGTCGAGGCGTCCAACGTGCCGCCGCGGATCAAGCTGGTCGCCACCGACACCGGCACCCCGGCGTTCGTGACGACCACGATCCTGCGGAACAACCCGGACGGCTCGCAGGTCCCGGTGCGCACCGCCACCGGCGGCGGGGCAACGCTGACCGGTGGCACGGTCACCGTCTACGACTACGACCCGCCGTTCGGGCAGCCGGTCACCTACACCTCGTTGGAGACCCCGGCCAACGTGACCACGCCGGTCACGTTGGATGCGTCGTCGGTGTGGCTGATCCACCCTGGCATTCCGTCACTGTCGATACCGGTGGACTTCCGGGCCGGTTCGTTCGCCGAGGAGACGTGGACGGCCAGCCAGGCTGTGTTCTGGCCGATGGGCCGCTCGACGCCGGTCGTGATCGGTGACGGGTCCCGCAAGTCGGCGCAGTCGTCGATGACGGTCGCCCTCCCCACGCTCAACGACCTGGCGAAGCTGCGGGCGTTGCTGGCCGACGGGAGTCCGCTGTTCCTGAACGTCCCGCCGTCGCTCGGGCTGGGCATCGACACGACCTACATCGCGCCGCAGGACGTGAAGGTGCGGCGGATCTCGACGATCGGCACCGATCAGAACCGCGACGTCGAGATCCCGTACCTCGTCGTCGCCCGCCCGGCCGGTGGCTCGCAGAGCACGCGCACGTTCGCCGACCTGCTCGTGTACCCCAACCTCGCCGCCCTCAAGAACGCCTACCCGACTTTCGCCGCCGTGCTGGCCGGACCGTAAGGGAGCGTTGTGGCTGTCACCGGCAAGTTCTACGGCCTGGCCGTGACGTCCCTGCTCAACGGGCAGATCAACTTTCCCACGGCGACGGTCAAGGCGATGCTGGTGACCAGCTCGTACTCGCCGAACCAGGACACGCACCGCTGGAAGTCCGACATCACGGGCGAGGCGACCGGCACCGGCTACACCGCGGGCGGGCAGACCCTCACCTCGAAGACGGTCACCTACACGGCGGGCACGAACACGACGGCGATCGACGCGGCCGACCCGTCGTGGACGACGACCACTGTCACCGCCCGCTATCTGGTGGTGTACGTGGACACCGGCACCGCCACGACCTCGCCGCTGATCTGCTACGTCGACTTCGGCGCCGACGTGACCTCGACCGGTGGCACGTTCCTGGCGCAGATCCCCGCGGCGGGCCTGGCGACCATCACGGCGGCCTGAGTCGTGGCGGGCGCTCTCCGGGCCGTTGCGACCGCAGGCGGCGGGCAGTCCTCCGGCGTCACGACGCTGACGATCACCGTGCCCACCACGGGCGCGGGTGGGTCGGTCGTCGCCGGTGACTATGCGCTGATCACGGTCGGCTCGTTCCTGAGCACCCCCGTCCCGTCGACGCCGTCGGGGTGGACGCTGCTGCAGTCGGGCAACGCCGGTGGCGGGGCGTGGCTGTACGGCAAGACCCTGGTCTCCGGGGACATCGGCGCGAGCGTGTCGTTCACGTTCTCCTCGGCGGTGCGCGCCGACGCGAGCATGGTCGTCGGCTCCGGGGTGACCGCGACCGGCATGGCCTCGGCGGTGCTGCTGGAGTCCTCGTCCACGTCGACGCCGACGCTGCCCAGCCTGGCCGGGGTCGCCTCGGGGTCGCTGGTCGTGGCGTTCATGTCGCGTCGCCGGCAGAGCACCCCCGCGCCGACGGTGACCGTGCCCGGTGCGTACACGCCGCAGCCGCAGGTGTCGACCGGCTATGGGTCGTCGCCGGAGATGGCGCTGGCGGCGGGAACGCTGGTGCAGCCGGCCACCGGCAGCGCGGGCGGCGAGTCGGGATCGTCGTCGCAGGCCACGGGTGGAACGAACTTCCTGGTGGCGCTGCCCGCCTCCACTACGGGCGGGTCCGGTGCGACGGTGGCGCTGGCGACCGCGACGGCGACGGTTGCGGTCAACCCGCTGACCGTGTCCGGCGACGGGCCGTCGCTGGCCGCCACCGACACGTCGTGGCCGCCGTTCCCGTACCGGCAGGCGCTGCGCTCGGGTGGGTTCGACCTCACCTACACCGTGTCGGCGACCCTCGGCGGGGTGCCGGTGCAGGGCGCGCAGAACCTGCAGCCCACCGGCGGCACCATCGTCGACACCACCAAGCCCGGCTCCCGCTGGGTGCTGAACCTCGAACTCGCCCCGGAGATCGTCAACGGGCAGCAGATCTACGACCTGCTCACCCCGGTCGGCACCCGGCTGACCGCGACCGCGCACGTCAAGTACCCCGACCAGTCGGTGTTCGACATCCCGATGGGTGTGTACGTGATCGGCCAGGAGTCGGTCACCGAGGGTGGCGGGGCGCTGCAGATCACCGCCCCGGACAAGTGGCAGCTCATCGCCAACGCCCGGTTCCTGGTGCCGCAAGCCTCCACCCCGGGCATCCCG